CTCTGGGTCACCAAGAATCTCTAATGCACGTTCTGAAGTAAGTCTGTTTACCGTACGACCAAAGAGAGTTTCTACCTGACCTTCAACTGGTGCGAACATACCAATCATAATTCCATTGCTAAATTTACCAAGCAAGTCTGGGTACATCTTTGCCAAGCGCGGAAGTAGAACCATAAGGGTGGCAACTGTATTGGCAATTGTTTCTGATTTACCTGATTGACGTGCGGCAAGAGCGGTTACCTCTTCACCGTCGTTAATGATAACTGATTCAATAATGCGACGAGCAAGGGGCATTTGGTAGGGGTGAAGGCTGTGACCTACAAGGGCATCCATAAACTGAATGCATCGGTCAATAAGCTTATTTACAAACTCTTTAGATAGCTCGTCAAGCTCAATTTCTTCATCATCCGGTAAAGGTGTTTCTTCAATTTCCGGGATGAATTCATCTTCTTCGTCATCTAATAAGTGTTCCATATAAACCCTAGTTTAGGAGTAAACAGAAAGTCTGGGTCGTTAAACCCAGACTTGTCTGATGCCATCTACGGGGGAGAGAAAAAGAGGCAAGTTTAGTTTACACTAGCGCATACGCTTGTGCAATTCCTCAACTACTGCATGAAGCGCCTCGGCACCTTGTCTAGCTTCATCTAAATAAAACATCTCACGACTTCTTTGATATCCAGATAAACAACGACCTATCTCTGTAAGAGATTGGTCTACCCACAGTTCTAACTCTCCTGTAGGTATTTTAGAAACCCTTTTAGCTACTTTTTCAGAAAAGGGCTTATCCCAGTTAGTGTTGTTCTTCTTTAAAAATCTCATCGTAATCCCCATCCTCAGGTTTCCAAGCTGTCCTAGACCACATTGCTTTGAAAAGAAGCTCATCTATTGCTTCATTATCATCCCAGTGAAGTCGGGGGTTATGGTAAAACGCCCCAAGGTAATATCCAGGTTTTGTAAAGGGTACCCTAAAAACTAAACACTTGCCAAGACGGTAAGGCATCTCAGTCTCTTGTGTGGTACCTACCTCAATAATAGGTAATAGCTTCGTGTGATAGTACTCAAGTCTTCCAGCGTATAGTGGCCCAAGTGTTTTCATAAATAGTCTTTAAACAACTCCTCTGCGGTAAAACTTTGAATATTGATTTGGTTTTCTGATAATGCTTTGCTTTTTTGTATCTTGCCTGCCAATTGTGCTGATTCAGATAGCTGGGCTTTTACTCCGGCAGACATAGCATCCATATCGGCAGGCCCCATATCAGGCCATGTATCAAGACCTTCAACTCTTAGAAACTCTCCCGTAGAAGCGCTATCTCTTAAACCAATCCACATATGCACTGGGACATCGTTATACTGCCACCAAGTATTATCTCTAAATACTACAATGAGAGCTCGTGTGTTTGGGTTATATCCAATAGTTAATGCGCGAGGTCGTTTAGGGTTTGTTGTGGGCGCAGTAATAAGCTCACCACCCACGGAGTCTAGTTCAGTGTTTGCGTACCCTGATACGTCTTTTGGAATAGTAATATCCCAGTTATCTGCAAGTTGTTCATTACGAGCTGTGCGCTGTTCAACTTGTCGCCCAAATGTAATCTCATCAAATGTAGGAAGGGTGGTTTTGTTCTTAGGAGCGGCATACTGCATCTCGTCAAAGCTTGGTATATTAGGTCTTTTTGGCATTATTCCTCACAAATATGAAATTCGGTATCTGTTTCTATTACCCGCTCAGAGCATACAGAACATCTTAGATATCGTAAAGGCTTATAGTTGTTTTGAACAGTAGCGCCGGGTAAAAATCCCGAACCATCTTCCGCATAAGCTTCATCATAGTCATAAACAATTTCAGGTTCAGATAAAGAATTACCTAAAGTTAACTCTGGTGGGAACGGGCCTTTTGGGGCTGTTAATTTATCCGGGACCGGATGTACTTGTACAGCTTGGGTGTTAATTATTCTCATCTGAAGGCGCCGCCTTCTTCTTAGTCTTAGGCGCAGGTGTTTCTGGTTTTTCAATTACAGCTAATGGAAAATGACCAGCTTCTGCTCGGCTATGCAGCCATACAGGGAGGCAGTTTGCGCAATAGTTAATCGGGCTTAGCCCAGGGTCTGCGCAAGTATATACAGCTTCTTTATCGCAGTTGTTGCATTTAAGCATTAGTTCCTCCTAAAGAGTTTAGTATATAGTAAAAAAGGGGCCAAGTAACACTTGGCCCCTAATTTGAATATTTACTTTGACGCGCCTACTCCAAAAGCTGAATCCTTTGGGTTTAGAGCACGAAGCAATGGGCCTGCAACAGCTCCTACCGCAGCTAATCCAATTGATTTAGGGTCTGTATGACCAGCCATGTACATTCCTAGAGCAGCTGATACAGCCGTGCGGGCGTATGAAGCTAACGCCGCTTGTAATTGCTTATTCATATAACTCTCTTTCTTGCGGTGTTTCCGCAGTTATACTCTAGCACACTATTCTACTTCGTCTACATGTTGTTCAAAACGACCCTCAAGGCGCGCAACACGCTCAGCTATTAGTATTTGATTTTCGCGTAGTTCTTTAACAATCGGTAAGATTTGTAGTTTTACTACGTCTAGAAGAGAGCTACCGCCATTGTGACGTAGTTCATTGATTGGCTCTTCCATAGTAGCTGTGTTAGCCTCTACAGCCTGTCTTACAGCGGTTTTAAATAGTCTCCATGCAATTCCGCCTATAACTGCGGCTACGCCTGTGTATGCGGCTATGATGGTTGCTATATCTGTTGCGGACATTTGTATCCATTCTTTGTTTTTATTTTAATATAAACAGAGAGGTTATCCAAATAATATCCCAAAATATGCGAATTTATACAATTTTACACATAAATAAATAAATAAATAGCTAAACACGCTTAGTTCAACTTGACACACCCTGTAACTCTTTGGTTTGCTAGTACATGACTAAGGAGCCGTATGGGCCCCTTTGCCGACTGAGAGGAGCAGAAATGCTTAATATCAGAATCAACTTCAGTGTTGACTTAAAGAAAGTAGGAGTTATATGGACGACCTTCGTCTTAATGTTCTCTCACCTAGTGCTTCCACCGACTGCAAGTGCGCTAACTGCCACTGCGCTACCGGAGAGGCCAATAACGGTCAGCCTGACTCATCTGAAAGTAACAACAACTAAATCACAGGCTAAAGAAGCCTTGGCTAACCCAAACTCAAAATACTTTGATGCGGAAGCCACTGCTTTTTTAACCTCTTACTCAAAAGATTGGAAAATACAAGACTGGAAATGCTTACGTAACCTGTGGACACATGAGAGCCACTTCAACCCTAAGGCTAAGAATCTTAGCTCGGGTGCTTACGGAATAGCGCAGTTCTTGCCCTCTACTTGGGGGAACTATAAAGTTACACAAACAGCCGATGCACGGCTACAAATTAAATACGGCCTACGTTATATTGAAAAACGATACGGAACCACAACCGACCCGAACGGCGCATGTGGCGCGTGGAAGTTCTGGCAAAAACATACTTGGTACTAAAGCAAAAAGCCCCCTCTTGCGAGGGGGCTTTTTTATTGAGTAGCTTATGAAGCTGCTGCCCAAGGTGTAATGATGGTAGATGCGCCCGCAGAGATGCTTGCAGCGTTTGCAGCTGGTGCTTGTGTCTTGATTGTTCCAGCAACACCAACAACAGTTCCTGATAGACCTGTAAGTGAAAGTGATGTTGTAGTTGGGGTTGCGACTGTGAAGGTATTAGTTGCGTTGTCAACAACTGTGTATGTTCCATTTACAGTTGCATCAACAGAAGCGATTGTAACCTTAGTTCCAATTCCGTATGCTGCTCCTGCACCTGATGCAGTAAGGACTGCAAGGCCGCCAGAAGCACGTGATACAGCTGTAACTGTCTTAGCAGCGTTTGTAGCTGCAGTTGCTGTTGTGACAACGAGCTCAGCATCTGTTAGAGCATCTACAGCAGAAGCTGTTGCAAATCCAAGTACGCTTGGTACCTTTACATAATCAACGCCAGAGATATATGCTCCGTCATTTGCAGTAAGTTCATCTGTATAACGAGCCTTACCTG